GTACATTACTACATGTACCAGATACCCATATGTTAATTGAGCCACCAAAACTGCGTAGCAGTGTTGCAGCACTATATTGGTATAGGACAGGAATATCAAATATTAGTGAAGTAACAGGAGACACACCTGAGTGGATACAAAGACAAACTATTATACAACATGGTATAGATGACAGTGTATTTGACCTGTCAGAAATGATACAGTGGGCGTTTGATAATGACTATATAGATGAAAGTGACATAGCATATGAATATGCACAGTTAGCTGATTGTAATAGTAATGCAGCAGCATTTTTAAAAAGTAATTGTCAAGCTAAATACTTACGAGATTGTGCAGTTATGTGTAGACATTATAAAAGGGCACAACGAAAGCA